GGCAAGCCTACTCGTAAGGCTTTAGCTCTACGTAAATGGAAATGTTAATCAATGGCACACAAAGGAAAAGGTTCCTGTAAAGGGGGCATGAAAAAAGTGGGCAAGAAATATGGTCGCTAAACGTGGACTATATGCAAACATTCATGCAAAAAGAAAAAGAATAGCTGCTGGATCTGGCGAAAAAATGAGAAAACCCGGCAGCAAAGGTGCTCCTACTGCTGCAAATTTTAAACGTGCAGCTAAAACAGCTAAAAAGAAAAAATGAAAAAGGCAACTGAAGAGCAATTTAACGAACTCCACCAGTTAGTCACACAAGAATTTTTAGACAGAGTAAAAAGCGGTGAAGCTACTACTCAAGACTTAAAAGCAGCCTGTGATTGGCTGAAGACAAACGATATTAGTGGTGTTGCATACGACGGCAACCCATTACATAAGCTGGCAAATGTATTACCAGAAATAGATCCAGAGTTAGTCAAAACGAGGTTATATGGCAGGCAAAGGAGCTAAGTACGCAAACGGTAACTATAAAGCTCAGCAAAAGGCGTACAACAAAACAAAGAAGGGACTCAAATTACGTGTCAATGCAAACAAACTTAATCGGAAACTTGGAACCTATGGAAATCGAGATGGACTCGACGCGGCTCACTATAAGGGGAGTGCGACCAAAGGCAGAACCCAAAAACCATCAGTTAACAGAGCAAGCAGAAAGAAACGTAAATGACCCCTCTACTACCTAGTCCAAAACATTACTTACACAACTTAATAACCATGACAAGTTCAGATTCTAAACGGCTCTGGAGAAGAGCTATCAAAGAGCACTTTAATTGTCAGTGTGTTTATTGCGGAGAAACTTATGAAATTAACGAACTTACACTCGATCATGTCAAACCTCGTTGTAGAGGTGGGGAAGATCTTACAACGAATGTTGTTCCCGCCTGTCAGGAATGCAACCAAGGCAAAGGTAGTAGTCATTGGCTCGGATGGTGTCGAGAGACATTTGGATGCCGACCTATTAGAGAACAGATGATAAGCGATCACATCGCTGCATAACTTATCCACCTACGAATAAGTACCGCCCCGTAAGGGGCTTTTTTTATGTCTACAAAAGCTTGGAAAATGCTGCTTAAGCGTTTACCAAAAAATGTCACACAAACACCACTTGAAAATGCAGCTAATTCATTAAAGCTTAATACATATGGATACAAACCGGGTAGTCCTGTAAGAGCTGATAAAGCTACAAAAACAAAAGGAGCAAGAAGTAATATTTATAGTGATAGTCTTTTAATTAAAAAAAAGAATCCAGAAGATATGGAAGCTTACGACAGTTGGATAAGAGGTGCTTATCTATATGCTCGTGATCCTAAAACAGGTACTAAACGTGCTCCATTAGAAGGTTATCCATATTTTGAAACAGGTACAGGAGATTTGTACAGAGCTAAACCAAATCAAGGTTTTGCAAAAGGTTATCTACTTAAAGCTCAACCATTAACTACAAAAGAAGCATACGAAGCAAAAAGGTTAACTAAAGAAAAACCTTGGGATAAACCAGAGCAACACGAAGCAATTATACAAGCTTTAGATAAAAGAGGTTATCGTCATTTATTTATAGAATTAATTGAATTAATGAAAAGTGACTACAAGAAAAAAGTAGGATCATTTAAAAAACTATCTAAAGGTCATATTATTCCTGTAAACAAAGGTGGCTTAGATGTTGCAGAAAACATCATGGGACAAGAAGGAAAAAGCTATTTTAAATTAGTTGACGGCAAAAGAGTAGAAGTTCCCGGAAACTACGCTCAAGGAGATAAAAGTGACCTTTACTTAGGTAAAAAAAATAAAGGGGTTGCTAGTTGGGATGACTATATTGAAATGAAGCTCCCAGAGCTACTAGAACGCCGCAAAAAGTAATTTATCCACAAACGTACATGACAGACGTTTTAGACGCCTTACAGGGCGATTTCAAGCTGTTTCTGCAAGCTTTATGGGAACAGCTAGATCTACCCTCACCAACAAGAGCACAATATGCCATCGCAGACTACTTACA